GCAGTCGTGTGCTGTCGCTCTTGGCAGTCGTGTGCTGTCGCTCTTGGCAGTCGTGTGCTGTCGCTCTTGGCAGTCGTGTGCTGTCGCTCCCAGAAATCGCCAAATCGGTTAATAACAAAGGTTTATATGTATAGAAACATGGCCCGGACGATTTTGCCTGAGCCTTGCGATATCAGCAGTCTTAGGCAATCTGGCGCGACATAGTTTCACTCAATTGTTATTAACTCGCGGTCGTCGGTGATCGGCTTAATACAAGTTGTGTGCGGCTTGTATTCAATGCCAGACACACTTTGTTAGAAGGCTTAATTCCGTGATTACAAGTCTTTTTTTATAGAAAATTTTCCGTCGATTTTAGTCAATAAGGGCAGGTCGGAAGAGAAAAAATATCTCATATATAGTGCAGTATAATGTTTTTATAATGATTGTTCATGCCTCGCCCAAGTAGCAATTCAAAACTTTTTCGATTCTCAAATCAAAATTCTGAAATTTATTTGCGAGTAAAAATCTATCTAAGCTAATAGCGACTTATCCAAAAGCTTTATATACAGTGGTCACATAACATAGTATAAGGAGTGAGAAAGGGTAAGTCTCCTATTTGGGAAAGTGATAGATTATATTACGTCATTTGATGAGATTCTACTACACTAACCTTATTGCATAATAGCATATATTATACAAAATTCTCGAACACTTAGTACAGTACAATTTAATTGGTAGTGTAGATTACTATTTTATTATATAGTGCGTTGCTGTGATTCGAGAGTTCGAGAATCCCTTTCGTATTATAGGTATCTCTTATGCTGAGGCGAAACTTTTATATACTACAATAATAAATATAATGATAATGAGTATTTCAAATATTGGTACAGTTTTAGACAATTTTGACCGGAGTAGAGGCTCCGGCTCGCGCAATGCAACAGAAGATTGGCTAGATGATAAGACAATCTATGACAACGAGTGGGGTTCTACTGCTAACACAACATTTAGACCATTTGACGAAGATGGAAATGGAAATTCTATACCATCGTATAAGCAGAGACATATGAAGCGATTATACGAGCGGCAAAATGGAAAAGGTGATACATCAAGAAAAGAAACAATTAGACAATCATATATAGAAAATGATTTAGAAATTTTTATGTCTGTGTTAGAAATGTCAGAATATGAGAAAGATGATGTTAGATATATTTTTGAAGAAATTGGTGTAGATTCAAATACATTTGGATCATGGAAATATGAAAAAATTCTTTTAACAATTTGCTCTCTCGTTGCAGATAAATATCTTTCTAATCAAAAAAATGCATCAATTGAAAGTAGATTATTTATGACAGATAGATATAAAGAATTGATGAATGCTGTTCACATGAGTTCAACTGATCATAGAAAACTTCGAGTTTCAATTAGAGAAAAGAGTGATTATTTCTAATTACTTATAAAAGAATGGATATTACTTATAAAAGGTGCGCAAGTAGAAATTTCGACTATAAAAAGGCCGAGGCATATAGTATTTAAATAGAGAGACTATGCCTAACAAAACTACAGACGATGATTGGTATTGTAATGCCAAGATTAGAGATCATCGTGTTCCTGATGATTGGGATCAGGATATCGCTTTTTGTGCAAATAAGGCAGGATTTCGTACAAATCATGTCGGGGATGGGCGCTGCTATTTGCACGGAGGGGCTAACAAAGATGTTAAGAAAGGAAATAACTATGCTGAAAAGCATGGCCTTTACAGCAATCGGCAAAACTATTACAAAAATCGATCTGATACAGAGAAAGCGTGGATTGATGGAGTAGTTGAATCTTTGCTCGATGATGCACCATTTGGCGCTGACAATATGGCAAAACTTCAGATGGTTCGAAATATTGCCATTGATATGCACAAACAGCAGCGAGCAAATAATTATATTGATGAGGTCGGCATTGTAAACAAAGATAAGACTGTCGGTTACACCGATGATGGTCGCCCAATTAAAGAAGATCAAGAGAACGTCCTTAACGTAGCATATGATCGCCTTAATCGAACAATGACTCGCCAAATGAAAGAGCTTGGAATTTTGGACGATCCAGACTCACAACAAGCAGAAGCAAATAACAATATCGCAAAAGAGTTGTCAGCCCTTCGTTCAGAGCGAGACGAGTAATTAAATATAATGATGGAGCATTTTTCAAACGGATATTATAAGATGAATATGACAGTTCAGCCAGTAGAGTCTGGCCCAGTAATCGAGCAAGGACTGTATGACTTCATCAATAGAGAGTTCTATTATCAAACAAATGCTCCACTTACAATGAGAGCTGGTTTATCAAATAATATACACTTTCGACCAAATAGTGAGCCTGCTATGCCGACAGATGTACTCGGCCTTCCCAAAGAAATGTGTGATAAAATGAAGGTTCACCCATCAAGCGAAGACGTGGATATTTTTGTTTTAAAGCCGTCTCATGCGTATTTATTTAATTCTGGTGATATCTAATGGTTAATGCACAAAAACTTTTAGATAATCCTTCATATTTTGTTAAACACTATTTAGACGAAGAGCCGTTCGAGTATCAGGTCAATTTTATGGACCATGACTCTGATCGAAAAGCCTTTGTCTCTGGCCGACGTGTGGGCAAATCTCGCACTGCATCGTGGCTCGCCTTATGGAAGGCAATTACGTATCCAAATGCAGAGATTCTTGTAACAGCGAAAGCACAGCGCCAATCGATGGAGCTGTTTAATCAAATTCAATCAGAGATGCGCAATGCTCCTCTTTCTGAAAGTGAGTGGGGTGTTGTCCGATCAACGAGAACAGAAATTAATTTCGATAACGGCTCTCGTATTATCGCGCTACCTGTTGGACGAGATGGGTCAAACATTCGAGGATATGGTAGTCAGGAGAACATGATTATTGTAGACGAGGCAGCATTCATCAATGATTCAATTTTCCAAGAAGTTTTGTCTCCGATGATGGCAGTTGGTGGAGGCACATTTATTCTTCTATCAACTCCATTTGGTAAAAAAGGATTCCTTTATGAGCAATTCAATAATCCAAAATGGTACACAATGCAAGTACCTTCCTCTGCTAATCCGCTGGTCGATGATGAATTTATTGAAGAGCAGCGAGAAAATCTCACAAATACTCAGTTCAAACAAGAGATTCTCGGCCAATTTGTTGAAAGTGCAGATTCTTTCTTCACGCGAGAAGAACTTATGGCGTGTACAGCAGAAAGTGTTGACAGAAAGGGAGACATCGCTTTCCTCGGTGTAGACTTGGCTTCAACTGGGGGAGATGAGTCTGTTTATGTTTGTATTGATGATACAGGAAACGTCTTCCACATAGAACATACAACTGATAAGCCAATGACAGATGCGATGGGTAGAATTAGAGAGCTTGACTCGTACTATGATTTTAATAAAATTATTGTAGATAGTACAAGCCTCGGCCAAGGGACAGTTGATCAAGTAAGAGAATCACTTGGCCGAAAAGTAGAAGGATTTAAATTCACTAATGATAAAAAGCAAAGCTTGTACAATACGTTGAAAAATGAATTGCAGAATGAGAATATCAAATATCCATATATTCCCGGTAAAAATGAACAAGATGGAAATAAAATGGTCGCCCAATGTTTGGATTTAGAGTATTCGTACACAAGCTCTGGTAAAATGAGAATCGAGCATCCACCGGGTGGGCACGATGACTTTAGTGATGCGCTCGCGCTTGCGGTATGGGCGCGCTCGCAGAAACAGTTCGCTCGATCTGACAAAGGGTCGATGAAGCCTTTCAATTTAGGATCACTGCGCTAATACAAATAATATATGTTTGTCGCCACAGACCTTAGTGGCCTGATGAGATAGGTAGGGTCTATCGAAACAAGGTGAAAAATATATGGCAAATCAGCTACATGACACAGGTGAAGAATATTATCAAGATAAGCTTGATGGCGAAACATTTACCATCGGCTTGTATGATGATGCGACAGATGGATTGACAGATGATCTCGACGTAGGAGATATTACAAGTGAACCAAGTGACGGCAATTATGCTCGTCAAAATGGGGAGCCATTCAGTACTGCAAAGCAGGATACTGACTGGACTCTTACAAATGATAATCAGGTTTCATTTAATGTTACTGACACTACAGGTACGGTAGACTCGTACTTTATTGTAGTGAATTTTGACTCGGATGATGCTGGAGATGGTGGCACAGCGCGAGATCACCTTCTTGCAACAGGTGCGCTTTCGCAAAGCTATGATCTTAGCAATCTCGATACCCTTAATCTTTCAGCAGGCGGCGTCGGCACTTCACTGGACTAAATAGATACTAATGGTTGGAACGTGGGGAGATAACTGGAATAGTTTCAATTGGGAGTCTGATATAATTGATGTATTAGATTCCTCAATAGTAACATCTATAAATGTATCTCCGCTCGTTTCAGGATCTGATCTTAGTGTTATTGATGGTAATGTTATAAATACTATTTCATCAACACTTGCACCGACTGTTGAAGCAGGTGCAAATGATGAGTCTATTTTAACAGATGCGCTTACGTCTCGCGTTAGTGTATCTGAGCTTTATAGTCAGGGAGATCTAACATTTGCATCAACGAGTGGAAGAGCTACTTCTGTAAAAGCAGATAATTTATCAACTCAAGAAGAAACATTATCTAATGATACTCCGATTCTTACAGAATTTGGTGGATTTATATTTGTTGGTGATGCAAAATCTCCAATAAATGCAGAATTAACACCTGTTCCAATTAGTATGTCACTTGTTGGAATTGATGATACTGCAACAAGTACTGATGAAACTATTGTTGATATTAATTCAACACTTCAACAAGTTGATACAGAATCTATTGCGAGTAGTACACCATTTACAGTAACTGTTGATGGTAATAGAGTTAGTGTTGTATCTACTGGTGTAAGTAATGATATACCATTAATTACAGATATACTAAGTGATGATTATAAAAGTAAAGAAAAAGCATTTAAATTAGCTGGAGCTTCGATTACAGATATCGCTACAACAATATTTGAAGAAAGCTCGACATCACTTTCTACCGAAACTGATACTATTCAGTTTATTTCAGTAGACACTACTACCTCTAGTGAAGATAGTTTGTCTTCAGATACAACACTTCTTTCAGATATTTCTATCGATAGTGTTAATATTGAGTCTATTGCAAGTGCTGATACTACTTCAACAATCGTAGATATTGTTAGTAGAACACAACTTTCTGAAGAAAAAGCACTTCGGCTAATCGAGTCTTCACTTTCAGAAATTACTGCTACATCATTTGATACAAGTTCTACAGCTCTCTCTACTACTGATGATAGTATTGTACTTATAACAAGTAATATTAATTCATCTACAGAAGAAAGTCTATCAGGAGAAGTGGGTAGTATTGCAGCAATCACTACTGATATAAAAAGTGATCAGTCTACTGCAAGTGCTGGTACTATTTCAACTATTGTTCCTATTACAGTAGGAATAGATACTATTACTGCAAATACATTTACATTTGATGAATCTAATATTATCTCTGGTAATATTAACACAACGCTTGCCGAATCACTGTCTTCATCGTTTGAGGATGATTCGCGGGTTGATATTAATTCAAATATAAATCTCGTGTCTTCAGTAAGTAGTAGCACAGATAGTACAAGTATTTCAGATATTGACTCGATTATTGTTGATCTTCAATCAACAGCCATTGCTGCTGATCCATCAACACTCTCTGACATTATCTCAGTAGCACAACTTGCTAAAGATAATACGCTAACACTTGATGAAGGTGTCGCAACAGCTATTATTGGAGAAATGCTTAAGTCAGATGAAAACAGCTTTGCTAAAGAAGTATCTACTACTCAACCAATTATCACAACACCACTGTTATCAAATGAGAGTATTGCTGATATTGGAACAAATACAGGAATTATATCTACTGTAAGTAGTGTAGATGCTAATTCTACTGCAAATGTAGACAATATTTCAACAAATATTATTGCTACTCCAGTAAGTGATAGTTCTGAAGGTGTAAAAAATATTACACCAC